AGTTTAGTAGGAACATGGCTTAATGGAAAAGTTCAAACAAAAGCTGCAGAAACTAAAGCAAAGGTTGCCAAAGCTGAAGCTGAAGCACAGATTATGCTCAGTCGTGCTACAAGTGAAGCTGACTGGGAAAAAATTATGGCACAAGGTTCTCAGGCTAGTTGGAAAGACGAGTGGCTAACTATCCTATTTTCTATCCCATTAATTCTAGTCTTCATTGGGGATTGGGGCAGAGAGATTGTAGCTAACGGATTTGTGGCGTTGGAGACAATGCCTGATTGGTATCAGTATACACTTGGAGTGATTGTAGCTGCCAGTTTCGGTGTACGATCAGCTACCAAGTTTTTTGGGAAGAAATAAGATGGCATTTAAATTAAGTGCAAGAAGTATTCGTAAACTTGAAGGTGTAGAAAAAGACCTAGTAGCAGTTGTTATGGATGCTATTACATTAACCAAGGTAGACTTTGGAGTTACCTTTGGCTTACGTACTTTAGAAGAACAGAAAAAGTTGTATGAGTCTGGCAGATCACAGACTATGAAAAGTAAACACCTAGATGGTCGTGCTGTAGACCTAGTTGCATACTTTGGTTCAGACATTTCGTGGGAACTAAATGTATATGATGATATCTGTGATGCAATGGCTGAAGCAGCTAGACGTAACAGTGTAGCAATCAAGTGGGGTGCAGCTTGGTCTGAGGGAGACATTCGTATGTATCAGGGTACAGCAGAAGATGCTATGAATGCCTATGTGGATTTACGTAGATCACAATCACGTAGACCATTTATTGATGCCCCACATTTTGAAATGATGTAATATGGCTAGAGAATTAACAGAACGTCAACAAAAGTTTTTAGACATCCTTATGGATGAGGCAGGTGGTGACATTACTACTGCCAAGAAACTTGCTGGCTATTCTCCTAACACTACTAATCGTGAGATTACAAATAGTTTGAAAGAGGAGATATTAGATGTTACACACAGTTATCTGGCACGTAACGTACCTAAAGCTGCAATGGCAATGGTTGGAGCTTTGTATGACCCAACTGAACTAGGCATTCGTGATAAGATGGCAGCAGCTAAAGAACTGCTAGATCGTACTGGTCTAGTAAAAACAGAGAAGATGCAAGTAGAGTCAACGGGTGGTGTAATGCTTATGCCCCCAAAACAATCACAGGATAAAGATGACTAAACCACTAGGTACGTGGAAACTACCCCAACCAACAGACCTACAAGAAGACAATGAATGGGTTCCGATCCCACGTGTTGCAAGAACCGTTCCCTTTGGTTATGAATTAGACCCAAATGATGGCGGAATACTCTTGCCAATTGATCACGAACTTGATATGCTTATGCAAGCAAAGAAATACTTGAAACAGTATTCTTATCGTGAAGTAGCTAACTGGCTCACACGAAATACGGGCAGAGACATATCACATGTTGGATTAAAGAAACGGTTGGATAATGAACGAAGAAGAAAAAACAAAGCTGGAAGCCTACGCAGATGGGCAGACTATGCGAAAAAGGCAATCGCCAAGGCGGAAGAAATCGAACGTACAAGGCTCGGTGCAAAAGCCCAAGACAACGAAACGCAAGAAACAAACGCAGCCTAAACCTGCTGTAGTAGTTGAAGAACTAGCACCGATAGAAGAGCAACATAATGTTATCTTCAAACCAAATGCTGGACCACAGACTGACTTCTTAGCTGCAGGTGAACGTGAAGTACTATACGGTGGCTCTGCAGGTGGTGGTAAGTCATATGCAATGTTGGCAGACCCACTACGTTTTATGGGCCATCCAGCCTTCTCAGGATTGCTCTTACGGCACACTACAGAAGAACTAAGAGAACTTATATTTAAGTCTCAAGAAATGTATCCTAAGATATGGCCCGGTATTAAGTGGTCAGAACGTAAGATGCAATGGACTGCACCCTCTGGTGCTAGACTGTGGATGTCCTACCTAGACAGGGAAGATGACGTACTAAGATACCAAGGTCTGGCATTTAGTTGGATAGGTTTTGACGAACTCACTCAGTGGCCTACCCCATTTTCGTGGAATTATATGAGGAGTCGTTTGAGATCGACAGCACATGATCTTCCTGTATACATGAGAGCTACTACTAACCCCGGAGGTAGAGGTCATCATTGGGTTAAAAAAATGTTTATTGACCCTGCCCCACACGGTACATCATTTGATGCAACAGATATTGAAACAACTGAAGTATTACGTTATCCTTCTGGACATGCCAAGGCTGGTAAGCCTTTATTCAAACGTAGGTTTATACCTGCCCGTCTTTCCGATAATCCTTACCTAGCAGAACAGGGTGACTATGAGGCAATGCTTCTGTCACTTCCTGAACAACAACGTAGGCAATTACTTGATGGTGATTGGGATATTAAAGAAGGCGCAGCCTTTACAGAGTTTGACAGAAAAGTACACGTAGTTGAACCATTTTACATACCTAACAACTGGGTAAAGTTTAGAGCATGTGACTATGGGTACGGAAGTAAGTCTGGTGTAGTTTGGTTTGCTATATCCCCTAGTGAACAGTTAATAGTTTATAGAGAGTTATATGTAAGTAAAGTTCTTGCTACTGACTTAGCAGATATGATATTAGATTTAGAGGCAGAAGATGGAAGTATTAAATACGGAGTTCTGGACTCTTCTCTTTGGCATAAACGTGGTGATACTGGCCCTAGCCTTGCCGAACAAATGATCCAAAGAGGTTGTCGTTGGCGACCTTCAGATAGATCAAAAGGTTCAAGGGTATCTGGTAAAAACGAAATACACAGACGGTTACAGGTAGATGAGTTTACAGAAGAACCACGGCTAGTCTTTTTTGATAATTGTGTTAATATAATATCTCAACTACCTGCACTACCTATAGATAAAAAAAATCCAGAAGACATTGACACTACCTCAGAAGACCACTTGTACGATGCTTTACGTTATGGTATAATGTCAAGACCACGTTTTAGTATATTTGATTTTGATACACAAGGCAGTTATTCAAGTGGTATGAGGGTAGCAGATGCTACATTTGGTTATTAAGGAAAAATAAATGGCAGAAGAAAACGAAGGTTTTATTGAAGATGATGCAATCGTCTTAGCTGACAGTGATGACTCAGGCGTAGAAGATGCACAAACCTCAAACATAATTCCATTTATTATGGAAAGATATAACCGTGCTGATGATTATCGCCAACAAGATGAAGAACGTTGGCTACGTGCTTATCGTAATTATCGTGGTCTGTATGGTTCTGATGTACAGTTTACAGAAGCTGAGAAGTCAAGGGTATTTATTAAAGTAACTAAAACTAAAACACTTGCTGCCTATGGTCAGATTGTAGATGTATTGTTTGCTGGACAAAAGTTTTCTTTGACAGTTGATCCTACAGAACTTCCTGATGGCGTAGTAGCAGATGTAAACTTTGACCCTAAAGAACCAGAGCAATTAAAACAGTCTGGCCTAGACGAAGTTGTAAATCTGTATGGCTACAGGGGTGATGGTAAGGAACTACCTGCAGGTTCTACAGCTAGAACATTAGTTGAAAGCCTTGGTCCACTAGAAGACAAACTAAAAGATATTGATGGTGTGCGTGAAGGTGTGGGTAAAACTCCTACTGCAATTACTTTTAGTCCAGCTATGATAGCATCTAAAATGATGCAAAAGAAAATACATGATCAGCTAGAAGAATCTAGTGCAAGTAAACACTTACGTAGTACTGCTTTTGAAATGGCTTTGTTTGGTACAGGCGTAATGAAAGGTCCGTTTGCTGTAGATAAAGAATACCCTAGTTGGGGTGATGATGGTGAATATTCCCCAAATATAAAAACTATTCCTCAAGTATCTCATGTATCTGTTTGGAACTTTTACCCAGACCCAGATGCAAACAATATGGACGAAGCTCAGTTTGTTATTGAACGCCATAAAATGTCACGTACACAACTACGTGGATTAAAAAGGCGACCACATTTTAGACCTTCTGTAATAGATGAAGCAGTTCAGTTAGGGGAAAACTACAGTAACGAATCTTGGGAATCTGATTTGTCTGACTATGCACCAGAGCATGGTGTTGAACGTTATGAAGTTCTTGAGTATTGGGGTATGTGTGATACCGATATGCTTGTTGAGCAAGGTGTAGATATTCCAAATGAACTGCAAGCTGTAGATGAGTTGCAAGCAAACATTTGGATTTGTAACGGTAAACTACTTCGTATGGTACTTAATCCGTTTAAACCAGCTAAGATTCCATACATGGCTGCACCCTATGAACTTAACCCATATTCATTCTTTGGGGTAGGTATTGCAGAAAATATGGATGATACCCAAACTCTTATGAATGGTTTTATGAGAATGGCTGTTGACAATGCTGTATTATCTGGTAATCTTTTAATTGAAGTAGATGAAACTAACCTAGTGCCGGGACAAGACCTATCAGTGTACCCCGGCAAAGTGTTTCGGAGACAGGGGGGTGCACCCGGACAGGCCATCTTCGGTACTAAGTTTCCTAATGTGTCTAATGAAAACTTACAGCTATTTGATAAGGCACGAGTACTGGCAGATGAGTCTACAGGTTTTCCTTCCTTTGCGCATGGACAGACAGGTGTTTCAGGTGTAGGCCGTACTGCCTCTGGTATTAGTATGCTTATGGGTGCTGCACAAGGTAGTATAAAGAGTGTTATTAAAAATGTAGATGACTATCTATTACGCCCTCTTGGTGAGGGATTATTTAGATTTAATATGCAGTTTGACTTTGATCCCAACATCAAAGGAGACTTAGAAGTAAAGGCACGTGGTACAGAAAGTCTTATGGCTAATGAGGTACGCAGCCAACGTTTGATGCAGTTTATGCAAATATCTTCTAATCAAGCACTTGCACCTTTTGCAAAATTCCAGTACATTATCAGAGAGATTGCAAAGTCTCTTGACCTTGACCCTGACAAAGTAACTAACAATATGGATGAGGCAGCTATTCAGGCTGAACTTATGAAGGGCTTTCAACAGCAGCAACCCCCTGAAGGACAAGCACCAGCAGGTGCAAACCCAGCAGACCCAACGGGTGCAGGTGGTGGCACTATAGGTACAGGACAAGTTCCAGTACCACAGGAACAAGGATTTAGTGGAAATGAGCAAGGAGCAGTTGAGCAGTCTCAAGGGTCTGGTGAACAACCACCAGCAATGGGACCAGTTCAGTAAGTATTTAGACACTGTTATAGCACAACAGCATCGTGCTATGGAACAATCAGATAACAGTATTGCTATGTATAGAGCACAAGGTGCAATATATCAATTACGTAGATTACAATTACTACGAGATGAAGTATTAAAAAATGGCTGATAATGTAGGCATAAAAACAAATAAAAAAACACAGACAGGAAGAGATGTATACAAAACTCCTGAAGGTGAAATGGTATCTGAAAAATCTACTACCTTTAAATACAAAGGTCAATGGATAAACATTCCTAGTATACACGAGGGTAATAGATACGACGATGATACACTAATACTTATGTTAGAAGCAGGTCTTATTGAGCCTACTAGTGTACATAAAAATAGAAAAGAAGCAGAACAAGCTGCACGTAAACGCAGTGATAGTTTAAAATTTAACCAAGGTGGAACCCCAATGCTAGAACAACAAATGGAACTTTTTGAAGATGGTGGCCTCAGAGATGAGGGTGGTGAAGTAGATGAAGTATCTGGAAATGAAGTTCCTGTAGGTGGGACTAAGAAGGGTGTTCGTGACGATGTACCTGCTATGGTCAGTGAAGGTGAGTTTGTTTTTCCTGAAGATGTAACACGATACATTGGTTTAGATAAACTAATGCAAATGCGTCAAGAAGCTAAGATGGGTTTGAAACGTATGGATGCTATGGGTCAAATGGGTAATGGCGATGAAGCCACTATGCCTGATGATATGCCATTTGGTATGGCTGATCTTATCGTAGTTGCTGGTGATACTGGTGAAGAGTTAGAAATGCAAGAGGGTGGTTTTGTAACACGACCAACTACAGTTACACGTACTGAGCAACAACCTACGTATGCAGAACCACCTGTAGAACCTGCACCTGAGTTTCGTAGTACACGTGCCTTGACACCTTCTATCGAACGTCCAGCACGTCCCGATATAGATTTTAGTAAAATTATGGGTGATGCAAACATAGAGTTTAAAGAGTACCGTAATGAAGAAGGTACGTCTACTCTAGTTGCATTTATTGGTGGTAAACCTGTTTATCCCATTCCAGATGGATATACTTTGTATACAGAAGAAGATGCGGCAGATAAAACAGAGGAAGCTGTAGTTAAAGCAAATGCCATAGTTCCCGAAAAAGATAAGTATGAAATGCCAGACTTCTTGAAACCAAAGCCACCAGAGCCTAAAAATTGGGCCACTATGCCTACAGATGAATTGATTGATGAACTAGGTAGTGTTACAGGTACGTCTAGGTTAATAACAAAAGGTGCTCTGCTATTAATGGGACCAGTTGGTATAGCAGGTAGCTTTATGATGAAAGACCAAGATAAAAATATTGTAGTTGCTATTGATGCTGCTCTTGCTAGAGGTGGTTTATCTTCAGAGGATACAGCTACACTTACTGCTGCAAAAGAAGAATTAACTAAGTCTGGTATGCTAGACTTTCTTGATCCTATTATTGATGGGGTTGCTGGTGCATTAGGTTTATCCACAGAAAAAGTAGACAACTCTGTTAATACAGCCGTAGCTACAGGTGCTGTACAAGAATCACTTCGACCACGAGCACGTCCTGCTGCAGAAGAACCTGCTGTTGAAGAACAGAAGTATACATCTACTGGTGCTCAAATGCAAGCTAGTCAAAGAGCATTGCAAGATATTGTTCCCGCCCCTGAACCTGCAGAAACAACAGACGCAGGTAGTTATTTATCACAAAGACTTGCTTCAAGCCAAGGGGGAGACAGTTTTACAGGCGGTGATTATGATGTAGCAAGTAATGACCCTAATTTTGTATCAGATGCAGATGACAAGTTTCGCAAGGATTTGCCAGAAGTTCGTAAGGCATTTTATGGTGATGAGTCGGCTACACCACAAGTAGAAATAACACAACAACCTACAGCTACTTTCCCACAAGGTTATCCAGTAGACAATCAGGTGGGTATATCCGCAGGTACAACAACACAACCTTTTGAACCTATAGTAAATGCATCACCTAGAAAAACAGATGTAGTAACTACGGGTATGCAACTAGCCCCTGTACAACCTGATCTTTCTGCTGTGCCTGAGTATATGGATACAGACACTGGCACACCTTCTTATGGTCCTGTACCTGCTGCCCCACGTGTACCACGAAGATTTACTGGTGCTGATCCATTTAATGTGGAAGATACGTCAAATACATTAGCTGCATTTGATCTTAGTCCTGCACCACAAGAATCTGGTACATTTACAAAAGACGGTATTTCTATGTTACCTAGTGCAGACGTAAGTGATTTAACAACTGAAGCATACATAGCATCACAACAACCAGCTTCACTACAGGAACAAGCATTAAATCTATTAAGTCCAGAGGCTCAAACCAGAGTACTAAATAAAGATATTGATGCCACAATTGCAAATGCAAAAAAAGTAATAAGTAATAGTAGTGATGATCAAGGTACTGTACCTAAACCTCAAGCACCTGCTCCTGCGGCAATAAGTGATCCAAGAATAGATGTAAGTAGACAACCGTTTATTGATGCACCGTATCCACAAGCACCTGTTGCTGCACCACTAAGAAGTTTTAGTGATGCTACATCTATGGCTAAAAGAAAGGCACTAGCTGCACGACCTACACCACTAGTTACTACAGAAGAACCAGTTAAAAGTACTAAATCTTTTGAAGACCTTGAGGCAGAGTATAGTACAAGTCCTGCACTTAAATCTGAAACCTTTAATGAGGCATTTGCTCGTAATAAAAAAGATGGTAAAAAAACATTTACCTATAGAGGTAAAAAATATATAACAGAAACAAAAGAAGAAAAGGCAGCTAAAAAAGAAGCAGCTAAACCCAAAAGAGATACAGGCTCAAAAAGTAATAGATTAGATCAGTCTAATCCTAATTCAGAAATAAACTTTAATGAGCATCTTGCTGATTGGGAAAAAGCACAAGCTAGAAGTGATCCTAATCTAGCAAGACACTTTATACTTACTGCTAATAGACGAGAGAATGAAAAAAAGAAAACAGGAAAAGACCCTGCCGATAAAGTATCTGCAAAAAAACACGATGAGTCTGGTGGACTTGGTGGAGTTTTTAAAGGACTTTTCGGTGCACAGAAGGGTGGACTAGCAACCCGAAGATAATTGCTAGATATGCTGGCTACTCACCCCCCATCCAACATGGCTACGGTGGCCCTAGTTTAAGGAAATACAATGTCTGATACTATCATGGCTGAAGAAGTGCAGCCTGAAAAGAAAACAGCTTTCGCAAATCGTAAGTATACTAACGAAGAACGAATTAAAAAAGATGAAGAAGAATTAGAACAACTTATTGCAGAACAAAAAGGTGAAGTCAAAGAGGAAGAGCCTCAAGAAGCTGAACCTGTTAATGCAGAAGAAAAAAGTTTTAAAAAACGTTATGGTGATCTTCGTCGCCATATGCAAGAAAAAGAAAAAGTTTGGGAAGCAAATCAACTTGAGTTACAAAAACAACTTAAAGAAGTTACCCAAAAAGAAATTAAACTACCGAAGTCTGACGAAGACATTGAGGCTTGGGCTACACAGTATCCAGATGTAGCAGCTATTGTAGAAACCATTGCAATTAAAAAAGCACGTGAACAAGCTGTTGTATTAGAAGATCGTGTAAAAGAAATTGATGAGATGAAAGCAACTGCATCTCGTGAGAAAGCTGAAGTCGAGCTTATGAAAGCACATCCAGACTTTGGTGAAATTCGTGACAGTGATGCATTCCACGAGTGGGCAGATCAACAGCCTAAGTGGGTACAAGATGCACTATACGAGAATGACAGTGATGCTCGTTCTGCTGCTAGGGCAATTGATTTGTACAAGGCAGACATGAACATTAATACTAAAAAACCTGCAAGCAATAAAGATGCTGCACGTTCTGTAAACAGTCGTAATAATAGAAGTCAACCTGATACCGATAATGACACGGCGGTATTTAAAGAGAGTGATGTAAATAAAATGTCACCTCAACAGTACGAAAAGGCTGCTGATGCAATCATGGAATCTATTCGTACAGGTAAATTTATTTACGATATGTCGGGGTCAGCCCGATAAAAGGTATTGACATATAATATATTTATGATATAACTATGTGTACAATCTAATGGTGTGACCCCTATATGGAATACTCGCACCATTAAATACTCTTAGCAAACAACAATAGCTTTCGGACAACCTAATGTCTTATGGCCCATTTGATGGAAGGTAGGCCAACTTTCCTAATAATGCACCCTACTAGAATTAGCCTCTGTATAAGTATTTGAAGGTTTGCATCTGTGTCTCAATGCTAAAGGAGAATTAAAATGGCATTTTCGACAGCTTCTGGTCATGGAAACCTACCCAATGGTAATTTCTCACCAGTTATCTACAGCAAACAGGTGCAACTTGCATTCCGCAAAGCATCTGTTGCCGAGGCAATTACTAACTCTGATTATTTCGGAGAAATTGCAAACATGGGTGACTCAGTAAAAATCATCAAAGAACCTGAAATCACCGTAAAAGAATACGCACGTGGTACAACTATCACACCACAAGACTTGGACGATGAAGACTTTTCATTGACCATCGACAAAGCAAACTACTTTGCCTTTAAAGTCGATGACATTGAGGAAGCCCACTCTCACGTCAACTTCCAAAGCCTTGCAAGTGATCGTGCTGCGTATCGTTTGTCAGATCAGTTTGACCAAGACGTTCTTGGATACCTAACAGGCTTTAAACAGTCTGCTATTCATGGTACTCCAGATACTGTAAACTCAACCGTTAATGGTAGTGTTGCAGTTTCAACTGCTGGTACTGACGAGTTGTTATCTTCAATGAAAATTGATTCTAATGACTTTGGTGGTTCAGCAGGTGATGCACTTGCCCTTCAGCCTCGTACTGGTGGTGCAACTGACTCAACTCCTGCTGCTGGTGACACATTCCCATTGACTGTGATCGCACGTATGTCTCGTCTTCTTGACCAGCAAAACGTGGATTCACAAGGTCGTTGGCTTGTTGTTGATCCAGTATTTATGGAACTACTGAAAGATGAGGACTCCCGTTTGTTTAACGCAGACTTTGGTGGTTCTGGTCTTCAGAATGGTCAAATCGGAACTAAGATTCACGGTTTCTCTGTTTATACATCTAACAACCTTCCTGCTGTTGGTACTGGTCCTTCCTTTACTGGAACGAACTCGTCTACTAACTATGGCATGATTGTTGCTGGACATGATTCTGCTGTCGCAACTGCGGAGCAAATCAACAAAACAGAAACATACCGTGACCCAGATTCATTTGCCGACATTGTTCGGGGTATGCATCTATATGGCCGCAAGATTCTTCGTCCAGAAGCTCTTGTGAATGCTAAGTATCACTTGGCGTAAGGGAGGATTGAAACATGGCACTTGGTGATAATACTCTTGCTTCCGCACGTGGCAATACGCAACGTGGTCGCAATCCCTATATGGTTCAAACTACCTTAAACTTGGCAACAGCCTTGTCTGACAAAGGTTCTGCTCTTGCAGCATCTGATGTCATTCCTGTAATTGCTGTAGCTAAAGGTACTATGGTCCTAAACGCAGGTATCGAAGTTGACACTGCATCCGATGGTTCTACTTTTACAGTAGACTTAGGTATGGTTGATGCTGACGTATTTGTTGATGGTTTCGATGCTACATCTGCAGCAGCAGTAGTCGCACAGAACCCTGCAGCTTATCAGCCTGTAATGGCTGTTGCTAATGACAACATTGATGTAACAATTGCTACCCTTTCAGGTGGTGCTGTTACTACTGGTAAGCTCCGTGTATGGGCAGTTCTTATGGATTGCACAGACATTGGTGACATGGCTGCTAATGAAGTAGACCGTGATACACTTGCATAATTAAAACAAACTAAAGGGGCTGCTTTAGGGTGGCCTCTTTATTGCTATATAGAGGATTAGAATAATGGCAATCACAACAGCAATGTGTACAAGTTTTAAGTCTGAGCTACTTGGTGGTACACACGACTTAGACAGTAACACAATTAAATTGGCTTTAATTAAAAGTGGTATGTCTGGAACATATGGGGCAGCTACAACAAACTACTCAGATGTTACAGGTAACTCTGATGAGGCTACAGGCACTAACTACAGTGCAGGAGGTCAAAATCTTGACAGTGCTGCTATTACCACATCAGGAACTACTGCCTTAGTAGATTTTGCAGACGAGGTATTTTCTAACGTAACTACTTCTGCAGCAGGTTGTATTATTTATAATTCATCTGCATCTAATAAAGCTATTGCAGTAATCGACTTTGGTGGTACAGTTAGTGCTACTGCAGGTGATCTTACTATTGAATTTCCTGCTGCAGGAGCATCTACAGCAGTCATTCGTATCGCCTAAAAGAAACTAAACAGGGGGTATACTATGGCACTTGTCGTAAAAGATAGGGTTAAAGAAACAACCACAACTACAGGTACAGGTAGTATCTCTTTAGGGGGGGCAGTAACTAAGTTTAAAACCTTTAGTTCTGCCCTTTCTAATGCCGACACCACATACTATGCTATTGAGCAACAAGGTGATGATAATGAGTTTGAAGTAGGTATTGGTACTTATACTAGTAGTGGTAATACTTTAGCTAGAACTACTATCCTATCCAGTTCTAATTCTAATAATGCTGTAGATTTTTCTGCAGGTACTAAAAATATATTTATGACATACCCTGCAGATAAAGCAGTGTTTGAAGATGCATCAGGTAATATTGCTATTCCCGGTACTATAGATGGTCGTGACCTTGCTACAGACGGTAGTAAGTTAGACGGTATTGAAGCTAGTGCTACGGCAGATCAGACAAACGCAGAGATAAGAGCCGCCGTTGAAGCTGCATCCGACAGTAACGTCTTTACTGATGCTGATCATACTAAGTTAAATGGTATTGAGGCTAGTGCAACTGCAGACCAAACTAATGCTGAGATAAGAGCAGCAGTTGAAGCTGCTAGTGATTCAAATGTATTTACAGATGATGACCATACTAAACTAAATGGTATTGAAGCAAGTGCTACGGCAGATCAAACTGATGCCGAAATAAGGGCGGCAGTAGAAGCAGCCTCAGACTCTAATGTATTTACTGATGCAGACCACACTAAGCTCAATGGTATTGAAGCATCTGCTGATGTAACTGATACAGCTAATGTAACTTCTGCAGGAGCTTTGATGGACAGTGAGGTTACTAATCTTGCTGAAGTTAAAGCATTTGATAGTTCAGACTATGCAACTGCTGCACAAGGTACTACTGCTGATGCAGCTTTACCTAAAGCAGGAGGCACAATAACAGGCAATATTGTCATGTCTGGCTCTCAAACTGTAGATGGTCGAGATTTGTCAGCAGACGGTACTAAGCTAGACGGTATCGAAGCATCTTCAGATGTCACAGATGCAGCTAATGTAGGTACTGCCCTTACTGCATTTTCTACTGGTACAGATGCAGGGTCTTCTGACCTTATCCCTGTATATGATGTTAGTGCTAGTGCATGGGAAAAGCAAACTATTGCTAATGCTATTGCAGCAGGACCAACTGGACCGACAGGACCAACTGGCCCTACTGGACCTACTGGACCTGCAGGTGGTGATGGTGATGCAGGTGGTACAGGCCCAACTGGACCGACAGGACCGACAGGCCCAACTGGTCCGTCAGGCGCAGATAGTACTGTGGCAGGACCGACAGGGCCAACTGGCCCAACAGGACCAACAGGGCCAACAGGACCGTCTGGGGCTTCCATAAGTGGTCTGGCATATGGCAGCTATTACCAAAGTGGTAGTTACTCGACGACAGATAAAGGTCTTAAAAATTTAACTAGTGCGTCACAACAAAATGATTGGCTTTGGTGCGGCGTAGATAGAACTGATCTTACTGCCACTCAGTATGATAATACAACTTATTTTTCTGGGTTTCGCAAACGTTACAGAACATATTAGGAAAAAAAATGCCTTGGTATTATTTCAATGAAGATAACTCTTTGTGCTATATGTCAACAGATGGCAAATTAGCAGACAGTGAGTTTGATAAATTAAAAGTTGGTCAAAAAACTATGACTGAAATTTATCTTGAGACTCATCCTACTATACCAGAGGGATGTGAAGATGAATATGAGGATTTATGGATACGTGAAGATGGTACTGTTGGTGTAAAACAGGAAGTCACACGTTGTGGAACAAAAAGACACTTACGGCAAATTATTGATTATTTGCAAATGTATGCGCCTTTAGATGATATTGATAGACCTGCTGATTGGGCAGATCGTCTTGAGGATGGCTATGTATATCTTGGTGAAGATATTGTAATTAATTTTTTAGCTGACAGAGTAATAACTAATGATGAAAAAAGACAGCTTTATGAAAAGGCAAATGCTATATGATTGAAATAATCAAACCAGTAGGTGAAGTTATTAAACGTTTAGAAGAAGTAATAAGTTTAAATAAAAGCAGAAAACCTACAAAAACATTAACACTGGATGAGTTTTTAAAAAGACCTTTGCCCCATATGGACATACCTAAAAGTGCTTCTGGTGCACTTTTTGAAAATGATGAAAAAGAAATTTCTGGTTTACTTAAAGAGTGTGCTGAAATTTTAGAGTGTGATGATGTTACTAATTGTACAAGAATGGAAGCAAATACTCAACTTCCTTGGCATACTAATAGTGACAACGAAGGTTACAGAATATATTATATTAAAGGTAAGGGTGTTTTTAAGTACTTAGATGAAAATGGAAATCAACAACTATCTTATGATGATCCTAATGATTGGACTTGCAGAAAATTTAAAGTTGTAAAAGAAAAACCTTTTTGGCATTCTGCTTATGCAGAAGAAACTAGATTTGCATTTGGTTTTGGTCGCCCTATATGGCGATAAGTGCAGAGGCTTGGGTTGCACTTTGGATTGAGCATAGAAAACATAACCCAGAAAAAATGCATCTTGTTCCTTTGCTACGAAATTGTTTAAGTATAGCAGAACAATGGGATAACGAAGAAGCATGTTTTGAAGTCTATAATAATCAAAAAGTTGACTACAGATTTATGGGTGGCTTTGGTGCATTTGAACACATAAGGTTTTCAAAAGGTTTATATATTACTGAATATAAACAAAGAGATGATTGGCTTAAAGCAGAACCAGACGAACAAATATATCAAGAGTATTTAAATAGGGCTAATGACCGATATTTACAAACAGATAAGCCTTGGGTTAAAGATAGACCATATGTTCTTGTGCCTTTGCAGTTTATTTACCCTAAAGACTACTATGAAACAGTAGCCCTTGTTGAGTGGGCTACAAAAAATAAAGTTTATACAGTATTTAAACGCCACCCTGCATCATCAAGCCAAAGCAATATACCTAGAAACTATGATGCGTTTTGGGGAGTTGTAGAAAAAATGGGGATAACAAGTGAGTATACTTGTTTTCCAAGAGAAAACTACAATTCTATGTCAATGGTTTCACAATGTGAAATGCTTATAAGTGTTGATAGTGCTATGACTTTGCAAGCCATGCTGCAACAAAAACCAACTGTAAATTTAAGGCGTTGTATGATAAGTGATATTGTGCCTTTGGCTAACTATAAAGAACTAGACAGTAGTGTATTAGAATTAAAACCAATACCAAAAGAGGAACAGATAAGATGGCTTACATGGTATTGGAAGTCTTGTGTCAATGATTACAACTCTGAAAATTTTAAGTGGAAAATAAATAAGAGGCGTGATTTATACAAGCTAGGGGCTACAGATGTAGACCTTCACTCATGGAAATTTACTAAAGAAAATGGACTTCATGTATAAATCTAATACTGAATTACACCCTGATATGATTAAGATGGACGATTTCATCTGGTGTGTAGAGGTTCACTTAACAGAACTATGCAATATGAAATGTAGTTTTTGCCCACGGGCGCATGGCTACCCAAACCTTAATCAGAACATGAGTTTAGAAACCTTTGACCTTATACTTGATGAAATGGCTACATTTGATTTCTCAAAAAGAAATGGGTGGTCAGATAGCAATGACAAAAACCTTTATTCCGAAGAGCCAGATAAATTTAGACTGCATTTTGCAGGGCGTGGTGAACCTTCTTTGCATCCTGATTTTGGCAAGATGCTAGAAAAAGCAATACACAGGCGTAATACTGATATGCCTCATCTATGGATTAAGGTTAGCACCAATGGATCAAGGATAGATAAGTATTATGATTTATATAAGCAGCTAGATGATGTAAATTTTAGTATATATGATGAAAGTAAAATTAGTTTCCATGAAGCTAAGTTACGTTATCCAGATATAAGAATTTCAGACCGTAAAACTAAAACAATTATGACAGACTCTAAAGCAGGTAGAGCTTTAAATAATCGTGGTGGTTCTGTGCCTGATGAAAATATAAACAGACCAGATTATAAAGGACATAAACAATGGGGTAAAATATGTCATAAGCCGTTTAATATGGTCTATGTAAATTGGGATGGTGATTACGTTCTTTGTTGTAATGATTGGAGCAAAGAAAACAATTTTAGTAATATACATAATGTTCCAATGAAAGAGTTTTGGAACACTGACGAAGGACTAAAAGAATACAGAACAGAACTAATAAATGGTCGCAGAACAAAAAGCCCATGTTCAACTTGCTACAAACGACCTGATGTTGCATTTATTATGCAATTAAACGAGGCGGTTTATGCAGCATAATCCTTGGCCCCACATAGTTGTTGATAATTTTTTAACCAATTATGACTTCCACTTAGCAGAAGTAAATAAAAGAAAGTCTATTGGTGAGGGGGCAAAGTATAGGTTATCTATATCTGATACATCTTTTCTTCCTGATATATTTAAGTATTGCAAAAAATTAGATCACAAACCCTATAACGAAGTTGAGAAAATTGATTGGTATTATTCAGTTCAACACGGACCTTATGAGTATCCAATACACCATGAGTGGGTTAAGAAAATAATATCGGTTGTTGTTTATCTTGGAGATAAAGGAACAGGAACAGATTTATATAAACCAGATAAAAGTTATTACGGTAGAGTAGATTGGAAACCAAACAGAGCATTTATTTTTGCAGGTAAAGAAAATTATACTTACCACAGCTATTGTGCAGAAAGGGGAGAGACAAGAAAAACTTTAAACGGATTTATTATAGCAAAATGAAAGTTAATAATTTACTTACAATGCCTCAACTAGAAAGGGCCGTTATTGAAATAAACGGTGGATGTAATTATACTTGCAAGATGTGTCCTCAAACAGACCCTAAAAGACCAAAAGGTTTTTTAAGGAAAATGCCACTAGATCAGTTTGAAGATATTGTTGCTCAGTGTGCAGAACAAAACGTAAAGGCTATAAATCTAGAAGGATCAGGAGAACCTACTTTAAATAGAAATCTTCCAAGATATATTGAGATCGTAAAAAAGTATGGAGCAAAATCTTACATATATTCTAATGGTAAGAATATGCGTGGGTCTTTTATGAAAGAAACGGTTGATGCAGGTCTTAACTTTTTTAGGTTTTCTATTATAGGCTACAATGAAGAGACATATAAACAATGGATGAATAGTCCTTTCTTTAACTTAGTTATACAAAATGCTAAAGATATGCGGGAGTATGCTAAAGATAAAGATTGTATAGTAGCAGCATATCATTTAATACTAGACAACGATAATGAGCCAGTAGAAGTAGAAGCATATAAATCTCTTTTTGATAATATGAATGTTGATATTTGGCGTATGCATAATTGGTCTGGTGTATATGAGTCTGATTATAAAAGAAAAGGTAAGATAGCAGGATGTGGAAGACCTTTCTCTCCTGATGTAGTTGTTAGGGCAGGAGGTAATGATGGTAATACAGCAGCAGTGCATCCTTGCTGTCAGGTTTTAGGTAATGATGAGGCTGCAGTATTAGGGCATTTAAGTACAAATACTTTAAAAGAAGTTTGGAATGGTAAGGCTTATAATAAATTAAGAGAGCAACACAGAAATAAAGATTTCCCTGATTATTGCAAGTCATGTGATTTTTTAGTTGAAGACCCTGAAGTTTTAGTGTACAGTAATGATGACAGATATATAGGAAATATGATCGGCACTAACTTTAATTTGAGGGAATACTATGCATAGACCACTATGGCAACTATACGAAAACGCAGTAAATGAATTTCTTGTAAATAAAATACATGATTTAGCTGAAGAACAGATAGTAAATAAAGCTACAACTTTTAATGATAATAATAAAGCTAGGTCTAGTGAAGTTGCTTGGCTATCTCAAAATAAAGAACTTAAAAACTTTTTGTGGGACATAGTTCAGAATGCTAACAGAAATGTGTTTGGTTTTAAAGTAGAAAACTATGCAGACATACAATATACTCTGTATCATGCTGAACAAAATGGTCATTATGATTGGCATATTGATACAAATTGGTCTTCTCAAACTGCTTTTGATAGGAAGTTAAGTATAACAGTTCAGCTAAGTGATTCGGAAAACTATGAAGGTGGAGACTTTAGTTTTGCAGAAGTAGAAAACCCCAATAAAGAAAAACTTAGACAAAAAGGTACTGTCCTTGTTTTTCCTAGTTATCTAAGCCATAGAGTATCTCCTGTAACAAAAGGTACAAGATGTTCTTTAGTTGCTTGGTTTGAGGGTCAAAGATGGATATAGTAGCATATGGATCACACGACAAACACCCTTACAGGATATTATTAGATGAACCTGAAAGACTCACTAAGTCTATAAAAAAAGAGTATGCTAAATATAACGTAACGGGTCTTTTACAGTGTCCTTCTATAGCTGATACTATAAAAGATTACTACGTAATAAACACCCCTTGCGATTTACTTATAAAGATTACTAGAGGTAAATCTCATAAAGTTTTTAATACTTCTGCTAATCCCCATATACTAATGGTTGATCAATTAGGAGAGGATATTAAAAGAGCTCCGAATGCAATACAGTGGTTAAGTGATTTTTATTTATGTATGTTTGCACCAACTAAAACTATATTAAACATATACCCACCATTTATGCATAAGTCTGATATTTTTGGTATTGCAGGTTCTTTTGACATAAGTAAATGGTTTAGGCCAATTAGTTTTTCATCAATATATACAGGTAATCCTATTGAAATAAAAAAAGGAGAACCTATGGCATATGTAACTTTTAATAAAGAAATTAAATTTAAAAGGTTTACCGTTACAGAGCCTATGGTTAATATTGCTCATAGCTGTTTAAGTCTAAAAGTTTATTCCCCAAAATCTTCTTTATCTTATTGCTATGAAAGATTTAAAATAAATAGATATAATAAACAAATAATGAAACTAATAAATGAACAAATAGACTAAGGATAAACTAAATGTTCGGTTTTACGGCACTATCTGAAGCTCCCTTTGGTGTATCATCCTCATCTGTATCTCCAGATGTTTCTTTAGGTAGTGTCTCTGCTAGTACTGCAGTAGCAGGTCTGTCTGTTGGTGGTTTTGAAGTTGACATCTCAGAAAGACTTGGGTCTGTAAGTGCTACTGGTGCTGTAGGAACTATAAGTTTTAATACAGAAGAAAAGCTAGGCAGTGTTTCTGGTACAACAGGTATTAGTTCAGTCTCTGTAAATTTAACTGTAACACCTACAGGAGTACAAAGTACTGGTGCAATAGGTACACTAGAAAATAGCAACACTGTTACATTAACTGGTGTGTCTGGAACAGGTGCTGTAAATACAGTAGAGAATAGTAATACATCTACACTTACTGGTGTGTCTGGGACAGGTTCTGTAAATACAGTAACCATTACGTTTTCTGAAAGTTTAGCAAGTGTTTTTGGTACAGGACAAATAAACTCTGTAACTGTAAATGTAACAGAAAAAATTAATAGTGTAAGCAGCACTGGATCAGTAAATACTGTTGATGCAAGATTTTCTTTTCCAATTTCTGGTGTAGCTGCTACTGGTTCTTTAGGTACACTTACACTTACTGCAACTTCTACCATAGTAATTTCAAGCAGTGGACTAACTTCTTCTTTAGGAACAATAGAACCTAAAGTAAGTGAAAGCATTGTTGGTGTTCAGGGTTCTGGTTCTGTTGGAACACTTCAAACTAAAACAGCTAGTGGTCTTACAGGTGTTTCTTCTACAGGTATAGTTACATCTGTAGCTATAAATGTTTTTGAAATTGATGTAACAGAACAATTATCTTCTGTAAGTTCTACTGGTGCTGTAGCTACTGTATCTGTAAACATTTCAGAAAGTATTACTGGTGTTTCTGGTACAACAGCTTTAGGTTCTATAGTTACCACTACATCAGAAGCATTAAATTCTGTAAGTGCTACAGGTAATGTAGGTTCTTTAGGAGTTGATGTAAGTCTGTCATTGACAGGAGTGCAAGGCTCTGGTGCGGTAAACACTTTAAGTATTAGTGTGGGTAAAACACATACGTTAGTTGGTGTTAGTGCTTCTGGTAGTGTAGGTTCTTTAAAAGTTAATAACTCTGTAATTCCAACAGGTGTAGTTGTTGCAGGTGAAGTTGAGGGCTTAGAAGCCAAAGTTAGTGAAGTTTTAAACAGTGTCTTTGCAACAGGTGCTATTGGACTTCTTTCTTTCCCTGCAACACAAAGTTTAACCTCTGTTGGATTACAAGTAGCATTAGGTCAACTTACTGCAACAGGTGTTGTATTTGATTTTGACCCAGATGCTTACAACAGACAAAGAACTATATACGCAGTAGCACAAGATAATAATAATACAGTTATTATACCACCACAAAATAGAACCTTGTATATACCTAAACAAAACAAGAATACACAAATCATTAAGATTGCAGCCTAAAGGATAGTATAATGTCGTACAAGTGGCCCGATAAAGATAAAGACGAAGTTTTAGATTATAGTATTGATTGGTCACGTTTTCTTGATACCGATACTATTTCTAGTGTTGCATGGCACATAGATGCTGCTAATGGAACAAAAACAGAGGTATCCTCAAATGATATAGTTAATGGTCTTCAATTTGTTCAGGCTACTAACACTACTACTGTAGCTACTACTAGATTTGGATTAGGTACTAATAATATCAGATACAAAATAACGTGTAAGATTACAACAAATGGTGGACTACAATATGAACGTTCTGTATTCTTACGTATTAAGGAGAAATAATAATGGCCTACAACTACTTAGCACTAGTAAATGATGTTAATCGTAGGTTAAACGAAGTAGAATTAACCTCTTCTAATTTTGCTTCTGCAACAGGTTTTTATAGTTTAGCTAAAGATGCAGTAAATTCTTCTCTTCGTCATGTTAATCAAGAAGAGTTTGAATGGCCTTGGAATCATGTAGAGGAAACAGAAGTATTAGTGGCAGGGGAAATTAGATATAGTATGCCATATGATTCTAAAACAATTAACATGAATACCTTCCGTATTAAAAGAGATAGTGATTTAAATGTGGAAACTGTTAAATTAAAAGTACTTAGCTACGAAGAATGGCTTGACAAATACGCCGATTCAGAGTATAACTCTAGTACAAACATACGTTCTGTTCCTACACATGTAGCTAGAACACCTAGTAGAGAACTTATATTTTATCCTGCCCCCGATAAAGCCTATGAAGTAGTGTATGAATATTATACTTTATCCCATGACTTAGAACTACATGACGATGTACCTACTCTTCCAGAGCAATATAAATATGTTATTGTCGATGGTGCTATGTATTATGCTTATCAATTTAGAGGTGATACACAAAGTGCTAATCTATCTTTTAACAAATTTACTCAGGGTATAAAACACCTAAGAAGTTTAAATATTAATCGTAATGAATATATACGTGATACAAGAGTTTATTATTAATGGCAACACAATGGCAAACATATCCTATAGAATTTAGGGGTGGACTTATTTCCAATCTTAGCCCATTGCAACAGGGTATTAATGCTGTAGGTTCTGCTACTGTACTACAAAATTTTGAGCCTAATAAAAATGGTGGGTATAGTAAACTTTTAGGTTTTGAAAAGTACAGTACTACAACTGTACCGGGAACTGGTCCTATCCTAGCATTAAAGGTTATTAGTTCTGGTCTTGTAGTAGCAGCACGTAAAGTAGATAGCAGTGCGATAACAACATATACAGCAACAGCTTCTGTAAATGGAACTACAAGTTCAACAACAGCACTAGTGGTAGACGGTAATTCTGGTACTATTGAAGTTGGCATGTCTGTTACTGGAACAGGTATATCTGGAACACCAACCGTTGCCACAGTAACAGATCAAAACACTTTAGTTTTGTCTTCTACCCAATCTTTATCAAATGATGTAGCTTTAACCTTTAAACATTTAGATACACCAGATTTAAATAAAACAGCTTACTATTATAGTACAGGTACAACATGGACCTTTATGGCAAAGAGTGCCTCTACTAACGGTGGTAAAGCTAAACATACAGAATTTAATTTAGACGGTGATGATAAAGTTATTTTTGTAGATGGAACTAGCTACCCTGCTATTTATAATACTTCTGGAAACAGTACAACATTTCTTACTTCATCTAACAGTTCAGATATTAGTGGTGCAGAACATGTAGCAATGTTTAAAAAACATGCTTTTTATGCTAAAGGTAATAATCTCTTTTTTAGTATTCCTTCTGATGTAAGTAACTTTGGTACAGGCTCTGGAACTATTAATATAGGACATGACATAACAGGTCTTACAGTTTTTCGTGATCAACTTATTATTTTTACAACAGACACAATACAAAAAATTACAGGTAACTCTGTTAGTGATTGGGCTTTAGCACCTATTACAAATAAAACAGGTTGTATTAACGGAGACACCATACAAGAAGTTGGTGGTGATATTATTTATTTAGCTCCTGATGGGATTAGATTGTTAAGTGCTACAGATCGTATCGGTGACTTTGCATTAGATGTTGCATCTGATTCAATACATAAAGATGCTGATTCTTTTTTAAATACATCAAACGAATTTTCTTCTATGCTTATAAGAAATAAATCTCAGTATCGTATCTTTGCTTATGTTTCTTCAGAGAGAAACTCTGTTGCTAAAGGTTTAATAGCTACTAAATTTATTGCTCAAGGTTCTGCAGGTATTAACTGGGCTTCGACAAAAGGTATAAAAGCCTATATAGCAGATAGTAGATATGCAGGAGATCAAGAAACTTCCGTGTTTGTAAACGATGACGGCTATGTTTATAAGATGGAAACAGGTAGTAATTTTGATAGTTCTAACATTGAGGCTATTTATGAATCTCCTTTTATGCCTATTCAAGACCCTCAGATACGTAAGACTTTTTATAAAATGGCCTTGTATGTTACACCTACTGGCTCTACATCAGTAGACGTAAATCTTACATACGATTTTAACGATGACAAAATTATACAACCACCTACACAAGCTATATCCAGTACAGGTACTTCTGTATTTTCTTATGGGGCATCTGATGCTATTTACTATGCTAAAAATATTACTTATGCAGTAACAGTATCTAATCCGGGATCAGGAAATAAATATTATATATCAGACCATACTGGTGCTGCTCCAACTTTAAGCCTAACAATAGGTCGTACATATAGATTTACACAAGAAGATAATAGTAATTCTACTCACCCTCTAAGATTTTCTACAACAGCAGACGGTACTCATGGTGGGGGTTCTGCATACACAACAGGTGTTACTACAAGTGGAACAGCAGGAAGCTCTGGGGCATATACTGAGATAACAATTACAGACAGTACACCTACACTATATTACTATTGTACTAATCATAGTGGTATGGGAGGCACTGCTAATATGGTAGAAGCAACAGAAATAACCTATGGTGGTGAACTAGATAAAATATATAATACTAATCTAATCGGATCGGGTAAAACGGTAGCTCTACGTATAGCTGACAATTCAACCAATCCCACATTTACTCTTGACACAGCAGTGTTAGAGTACAGACAAAACGATAGGCAATAATATGGCAGGATATTCAAGACAAGACACAGCAAACAACATTGCTAATGGTAAAGTTATTGATGCAGATGACTTAGACAGTGAGTTTAATGCGGTTGAAACTGCATTTAATGCATCAAGTGGTCACGTTCACGATGGCACTACAGCTAACGGTGCTCCTATTACTAAGGTTGGTCCTAGTCAAGACCTTGTTGTATCATCAACTAGTGTGTTACCAAAAACAACAAACACTTTAGATGTGGGTTCAAGTGGAGCACAATTTAAAGATGGATATTTTGATGGATCAGTTAAAGGGCATACACTACAAGCAGGTACTAATGGATACACAACTATTGTTGATAATGAAATTGATGTATCTAGTGGAGATTTAACAGTAGATATTGCAGGTGATCTTACTATAGACGTTGATGGTGGAGATGTATTATTAAAAGATGCTACTGCTACATGGGGTGGACTAAGTAATAACTCAGGCAATCTTGTTGTAAAATCTGGTACAACTACAGCAGCTACTTTTACTGGTGCTAATGTAGACTTAGCAGGTACATTAGATGTTACAGGTGCAGCAACTTTAGATAGTACATTAGGTGTTACAGGTAACGCAACTGTAGGTGGCACTCTGGGTGTTACAGGACTGTCTACTTTAGCAACAGTAGATGTTAATGGTGGTGCTATTGATGGTACTATTATTGGTGCTAATACTGCAGCAGCCATTACAGGTACTACAATTACAGGTACATCCCTTGTCGGACCATTAACAGGCAATGCAGCCACAGCTACAAAATTAGCAACGGCACGTAGCATTACTATTGATGGTGATGTAGATGCCTCTGCTACTAACTTTGATGGCACAGGTGCTATTACTCTTACTACTACACTAGACACAGTAAACTCTAACGTAGGTTCTTTTGGTGGTGCAACAGCAATCCCTGTACTTACAGTTAATGGTAAAGGGCTTGTTACTGCAGCAAGTACAGCAGCTATTACTACTACTCTTACTGTTGGTGCAGACAGTGGATCAAATGATACTGTAGCTCTTGCAAGTGATACACTTAACTTTGCAGGTACAGCTAATGAAATAGAAACTACAGTATCCGATAATCAAATACAAATTGGTTTACCTAACAATGTTACTGTAGCAGGTAATCTTACTGTATCGGGTACAACTACTACAGTAAACACTACAAACATGACTGTCAGTGATAAACTTGTTGAGTTAGGTAATGGTCGTACAGGTTCTGCTTCAGGTGATTCAGGTCTTGTTATTGAACGTGGTAATGATGCTAATGCCTTTATTGGTTTTGATGAAAGTGCAGACAAGTTTACTGTAGGTACAGGTACATTTACAGGTGCATCTACAGGCGATCTTACAATTACTACAGGCACACTTGTAGCCAATATTGAAGGTGCTGTTACAGGTAATGCTAGTACAGCAACTACTCTTGCCACAGCTAGAGCTATTGCATTAGCAGGAGATGTTACTGGTACTGCTAATTTTGATGGTAGTGGTGATATTAGTATTACAGCTACCGTAGCAGACGATAGCCACAATCATACTATTGCAAATGTAGATGGTTTGCAGACAGCACTAGATGCTAAAGCAGCATTAGCAGGTGCTAACTTTACTGGTGCTGTAGATGTAGATGCTGCACTTACAGCAAACAGTTTTGCTATTGATAACGGTTCTAATGATTGGACATTTGAAGTAGATAGTAATAACCTTCTTATAAAATATGCTGGAACAAGTAAAATGAAACTAGACAGTTCTGGAAACCTTACCGTTGTAGGTAATGTAACAGCATACGGATCAATTTAATGGCATTACCTGCAAGTGGAAACTCTATATCTTTAGATCAAATGCACACAGAAGTATTTAGTACTTCTGGTAGTTCGGTGTCTATAAATGATGCAGACATAAGGGGTATGATATTTAAATCCTCTGCTTCAGAAATGTCTTTTAGTGAGTGGCATGAAGCAACACCCCCTATTGCTGTTACACATATAGATAAGTATGATTACACAGGTTCAAGTAGTATGGATGCTACTACAACAATGTCCTTATCAGGGCTTTCATCTAGCCCAACAACCCTTGTTGTAGGTGCTCATTGGATGGATAAAAACCACTCAGGTTTGTCTCCAAGTTCTCCATCTTTATCTTCTAGTGGTGGTCACACTGTTAATTCTGATCTTGTTTTTAACGATGATGGATTTGATGAAAAGAAATATCTAAGGTGGTACAGAATTTATATTGGAACAGCTACGTCTGTTACTTTAACAGGTACAAAAGGTGGTTTTGGAAGTACTCCTTCAGGGGGTGGTTGGCGTATTTGGGAATGCACTGGCAATCTTCAATTAGGTACAACTGCTAAGTCTAGTGAAAGTTATTCTGATGCGGGTTGGGTTAATACAGTAACGGCTGCTATAAATGCAAATAAACGTGACGTTGTTTTTGTAGGAACTATAGGAAATGCAACTATACCTGCAGCCATAGCTAATGTTGACAGTGGTTCAGAAGTAACTGGAAACTATTCAAGGATGGGTTATGATACAAGAGGTTCTAGTGATACTGGTTCTGTTACATACTCAAGTAATGCAGGTGGTTCAGGTGGTGGTATTGCTGCAGTAAGATACTTTTTAATTTAATAAGGAATAAATAATGACTGACAATAGCTGGCATCTAAGTAAATCTGTACCTATTTCTTTTATACTAGCTATTGTCGGTCAGACCGTAGCATTAGTCTGGTACGTATCAAGTCTGGACAACAACATAGAAAACAATCAACGTGAACTTATACGGCACGAAACTAGAATAGAGGCTTTAGAAAAAGTAGTACAAAGTCAAGCCGTAACCCTTGGACGCATGGATGAAAACATAAAAGCCATACGTGACTCAGTGGAAAAGATGGCAAACAGGGACACTGAAAACTAATACAATCGTTGGGGGGATACTATGATTGATCCAGTAACAGCTATAGCTGGTGCTACTGCAGCCTTCAATGCAATTAAAAAAGGTATACAAGTAGGCAGAGACTTGCAAGACATGGGTGGTCAACTTTCTCAGTGGGCAGGT